GCATATACTGTGTCAGTAGACCTAGTTGATACTATTGGAGAGAAAAGAGATATTCCTATTGTATTAAATTCAATAACTACTAGTGATGATTATGAAAGTGATTTTTCTACTAGAAGGGCATTAATTTATACAATGAGATTTACTGCTAAGACCTACATGTTTGGTCCAGTCAATACAGATGTATCCAAGGATATTATCAAGAAGGCATCTATTGGATATGTTACTGGTGGTAAGACATCTACTCCTACTAGGGAAGTTACTTACAGTGTTGTACCTAGAGCTACTAAGTCATATGGTGACACTGTTACTACCAACTTAAGTGAGAATATAGATGAAGATATAGCAATTATCAATGTAGTAAGTGCTAGTGGTATAGAAGCAACTAATTACATATACATAGATCAAGAGGAAATGTATGTTGAGTCTATCTCAGGAACAGCATTGACTGTTAAGAGAGGACAAGATAATACTACCGCTACATCTCATGTCGGTGGAGCAGAAGTCAAAGTTATCACTGCTACAGACAATGCTGCTATAGAATTTGGAGATGATTTTGGTTTTGATGGAACTATCTAATGACTAAACAATTTGATGAATTAAATGATGCTTTTAATGTTTCTTCAGATCTAGTAACCACTGAACCTACTGAGGTTGGAATTACTAAACCTGAAAAACATGAAAGAACAGATATTGAAAGAGACTATGAATATACTAGAGGTAATCTATACAGTATAATAGAGAAAGGTCAAGAAGCAATTGATGGTATTCTTGAACTTGCTCAAGAAAGTGAGATGCCTAGAGCATATGAAGTTGCTGGTCAGCTAATTAAGAGTGTTTCTGATGCAACTGATAAGTTGATGGATTTGCAGAAAAAGTTAAAAGATGTAGAAGAAGAGAAAGTTGCAAAAGGTCCATCTACTGTTAATAATTCATTGTTTGTTGGTTCTACTGCAGAATTAGCAAAGATGCTTAAATCTGTTAATGTTGAAGATAATAAATAAAGTATAGGGAGAGAAATCCCAAAGTACTAGGTTACTCATAACATGTCTGACGACTATAAAAATTTGCCATCGATTGACGACTTTACAGAGAGTTTGGAAGAACTTCCGTCAGTTGCTGATTTACTGGAAGAAGAAGATTTACCATCAGTAGAAAGTTATATAGAGAAAGAAGAGGAAATAGAAGAAGCAACTCAAACTATAGAAGATGCTAATGGAGAAACTTTTGCTGAAGTAAAAGATATAGTTCCTCCTTGGCCTGAATTATTACGTTTAGTCAATGATGTTAAAGAGAGTATCCCTGAGATACCAGAAATAAAGTCATATGATAATGAATTACAAGAACTTCTTACTCATATAGAGCAAGTAAAGGAAAGTATTCCAGAAGTCCCAGAAGTAAGATATTATGAAGATGAGATAGAATCACTTAAGGAGAATATAGAGGGTGTTAGAGCAGATATTCCTAAGTTCCCTAAGTGGGTTAATGAGATAAATGAAGTTCCTGATTTCTCTTGGATTGGGAAAACTTTTAGCGTCATAGATGAAGATTTTGAAAAGGTTAATGATAACTTACATACACTTAAAGATACCTTCAATCAGGATATAGAGAATCTTACTGAGAACTTAGAACTTAAGGATTTTGAAAAGAAAGTTGAGATTAAGGAAGTAAAGGAATATCTACAAGAAACCAAGGATAAAATATATGAAGAGTTGAAAGAAACTGCTCTTAAGATATATGAGCATAGAAATCAGTTTAAAGATGATGATAGAAAGTTAAAGAAGAACGTATTAAGTAAATTAAATGAAGCAAAGCAGAATATTGAGAAGAAGATAGATGAGTCTAATAGTAAGTATAGAAATGCTAATAAAGAAATTAAGGATTACTTTAATGGTCTGAAAGAAGAAGTTGCTAATCTTCCAGAAGTAAAATACTATGATAAAGATATTAAGAAGTTAAGCGATAAAGCAGAAACTCATACTGTTAATATTGCAGAACTTTATAAGATTGTAGAGGATATAAAAGGTAAGCAAGAAGTATTAAAGGAAGAATTAGTTAATGATAGACCTATAGCTCCTGATCCTTCTGAGAAGCAAGGAGATGATCCTCTTACTCCTACAGATCAAAAGTTTGCTACTCTCCAAGACTTAGCAGCAAATTATAGATTATTTGTTAATAGAGTTGAGCAACAATTATATACCATTGGTGGCGGTGGTGCAGGATTCATCAAAGACCTTGATGATGTAAGTTTTGATGCTACTAATAATGACTTATTAATATATCAGTCTGATACTTCTAGTTGGGTTGGTATTGCTTCTACTTCATTAGGAAGTAGCACTCTTACTGGATTAGATGATGTAGATGATTCTAATTTAGGAGATGGTAGATTTTTAAGATATAATGCTACTGAAGAAGAATTTACCTTTGAACCAGTATCTGCCACCAATTTAGAATTGATTGCTGGTGATATTCAGTCAGGCATATTAACTACTTCTGCTACAGGACAGGCAACTGTGATGTCTATTAGTGCATCTACTTATAGGTCTGTTAGTTATCAGATACAGGCAGTACAGGGTTCTAATTATAATATGACAACTATCAATGTTATTCATGATGGAACTAATACATATATGAATGAATTTGGAACTTTAAATCAACCAACAGGTATAGCAACCTTCTCTACAGATATTAATAGTGGTTCTTTAAGATTATTGGGATATCCAGCATCTAGTAGTTCCACTACCTTTAAAGTTATATTTACAGCACTTCAAGTATAAAAATTAATAAATATTAAGGTAATGATGTAAAATTATAATGATTTCCTTTAAGGAGTTTCGACAAGAACCAATTAAAGAGTCGACGCAATTAAAAGCTCGTAGAGGAAATGTCATTGATGTTTATCTTGGTTGGAGAGGAAAAGGCTACTGTATAAAAATGTTTTTCCCTTCAATCAAAAAACCATCACGCAGAGAAGTTCAGGATCAGGTAGATAAAGTATATCCTGGAGCTAAACTCTGGTCTTACCAAGTTTCCAATTATGACCAAGGAGAACCACTCCTCCAAATCGGAGGTAGAAAATAAAGAATTGAAAAAGAAAGTTGAGCAATTAGAAAAGATTATAGATATGACTATAAAGACTAGGGAGCATGACAAAAAGTTTGGAAAGTATGAAATGATGTAGGAGGTTATTATGTCAGACAACATTTATCTAGGTAATCCCAACCTAAAAAAAGCGAATGTACAACAAGAATTTACTCAAGAACAAATACTTGAGTTTTATGCTTGTAGAAATGATCCTATCTATTTTGCTAAGAAATACGTTAAGATTGTTAGTTTGGATGAAGGTCTGACACCTTTTAAACCTTATCATTTTCAAGAGAAATTAATTAAAAATTTCCATGAGTCTAGATTTAACATCTGTAAGATGCCTAGACAGACTGGTAAATCCACTACTTGCGTATCTTATCTTTTACATTATGTGGTATTTAATGACAGTGTTAATGTAGGTATCCTAGCAAACAAAGCAGCAACTGCTAGAGAACTGCTAGGTAGATTGCAGACTGCATATGAGAATTTACCTAAGTGGATGCAACAGGGTATCATATCTTGGAACAGAGGAAGTTTAGAACTAGAGAATGGTTCTAAGATTCTTGCTGCTTCTACATCAGCATCTGCTGTTAGGGGTATGTCATTCAACATCCTATTCTTGGATGAATTTGCGTTTGTTCCTAACCATATTGCTGACTCATTCTTCAGTTCAGTTTATCCTACTATTACCTCAGGTAAGAGCACTAAAGTTATTATAGTCTCTACGCCTCATGGTATGAACCACTTCTATAGGTTGTGGCATGATGCTGAGAAACAGAAGAATGAGTATATTCCTACGGACGTTCATTGGAGTGAAGTTCCTGGTAGGGATGAGAAGTGGAAGAAATCTACCATTGCTAATACTTCAGAAGCACAGTTCAAAGTTGAGTTTGAATGTGAGTTCTTAGGATCTGTTGATACTTTGATTGCTCCTAGTAAACTAAGAGCACTAATCTATGATGAACCAGAGACTAGAAGTGCTGGATTAGATGTATATGAAGTATGTAAAGAAGATCATGATTACGTAGTAACTGTTGATGTTGCAAGAGGTGTGGGTGGAGATTACTCTGCTTTTGTAGTAATTGATATTACTGAGTTCCCTCATAAGGTAGTAGCAAAGTATAGAAATAATGAAATCAAACCTATGCTGTTCCCTAATATTATTTGGGAGGTAGCAAAGAGTTATAATGATGCATTTATATTATGCGAAGTAAATGATGTAGGGGATCAAGTTGCTGCTATTATTAACTATGATTTAGAGTATGAAAATTTACTTATGTGTTCTATGAGGGGTAGAGCTGGACAAGTTGTAGGTCAAGGATTTTCTGGTAAAAAGACTCAATTAGGAGTCAAGATGTCTAAGACAGTAAAGAAGGTAGGTGCTCTTAACTTAAAAACACTGATAGAAGAAGATAAACTTACTTTTAGGGATTATGAGATATTAAGTGAATTAACTACTTTTATTCAAAAGCATAACTCATTTGAGGCAGAGGAAGGATGTAATGATGACCTTGCTATGTGTCTTGTGATATATGCATGGTTAGTAGCACAGGATTACTTTAAGGAACTTACTGACCAAGATGTAAGAAAAAGATTATATGAAGAACAGAAGAATCAGATAGAACAAGATATGTCTCCATTTGGTTTTATTATGGATGGATTGGATGATGATACATTTGTAGATGCAGATGGAGATACTTGGAGAACAATGGATAATGGAAGTTTGGAATTGGATAGATTAGCAGGAACTCCTGGTAATTGGAATACTGATGAATATGGAGATAGATCTTACATGTGGGAATATAGATAGTGGAAATTGATAGTCAGATTCGATTAGGACATTTATTACTTTCTGATAGAAAATGTAGAGTATGTGGTGAGACTAAAAATTTAATAGATGGATTTTATCTAACTAGGAAAGATAGAGGAACATTAGCATCTGCTTATTCATATGAATGTAAAGTATGTACTGTAAGAAGAATTGTAGAAAATAGAAAGAAACAACAACCTCACTCAGATTGGAGTTATCCAGATTGGTAGTGTTCATGTATTGTTTCCCCAATGAAAACATCCAAAACAATAAATATTTTCAGATAAACTGAGACGAGGCTAGACGACATGGCGACTCCACAATTATCTCCTGGTGTATTAACAAGGGAGGTGGATCTGACTGTAGGGAGAGCAGAAAATGTATTAGATAATATTGGAGCCATTGCTGGTCCTTTTGAAATTGGCCCTATTGATGAAGCTACTGACATCACTACAGAGCAACAATTAATTAACACATTTGGTAAACCAATTTCAACTGATGCACAGTATCAGTATTGGATGACTGCATCTTCATTCCTAAGTTATGGAGGTGTTCTTAAAGTTGTAAGAACTGATGATGACGATCTAGTTAATGCTAATGGCAATAGATCTCATGTAACCAATGTAACTGATCTTAAGATCAAGAACTATGATGACTATGTTGCAAACTATGCTGGCGTAGGTCAGACATTTGGTTATGCTGCTAAGACTCCTGGTACTTGGGCAAACAACCTTAAGGTTTGTACTATTGACAATGCTGCAGACCAGACAATTGCAATAGGAGCTACTACTGGTGTTACAGTTGGATTTGGTGTTACAACTCCACTTACTGCTCAAATTATAGCAGGTTCTGGAGACACATCTACATTCACTGGATATCTTAAAGGTATTATTACAGGTATTGGAGCATCAACAATTGATGTAAAGATTGTAGAAAGAGTTACTAGTGCTGGAGTTTCAACTGCTATAACATATGCTCAAGGTGATCAAGCAAGAGCATTTATTCAGGGAAATGAAGTTAGTGTTATTAATGCTAGTGCTGTTGGTATAGCTACTACTACAACAAGTGCTTCATGCTATGTTAAAGACTGGTATGATGAGCAAACATTAGGTTTAACTAACTCTACTGTTTACTGGAAATCTATTTCTCCTAGACCACTTACTACACAGTGGGCAGAAGATAGATCTTCTAAGAATGATGGTATGCATGTGGTAGTTGTAGATGACCTTGGTGACGTAACTGGTATTCAAGGTAATGTTCTTGAGAAGAGTTTAAACTTATCTAAGGCAAAGGATGCAGTTTCTTCAGAAAATGCACCACAGAAGATATTCTATAAGGATTACCTATCACTTTATTCTGATTACATCTATGCTGGAGACGATCCTTCAGATGGTTCAGATGGATTTGTAGCAGTATCAGATTTTAGTTCTGGATACACTGCTATTAGTCAAGCTAATGGTGGTTGGAATAGAAATGCACAGGGCATTACTTTTAATGTTGTAGGAAATAACACTTACACATTAACTGCTGGTGCTGATTACTCTTCTACTGGTGGATATACAGCAACTCTAGGTAATCTAATTACATCTTATAACTTATTCAAGAATAAGGATGAAATAGGAGTTGATTACCTACTCATGGGACCTGGCCTTGGTGATAAAGCACAATCTCAAGCAAAAGCAGGTAGATTAATTTCTATTGCCAATGAAAGAAAGGATTGTATGGCAGTTATTTCACCTCATAGAGCAGACGTTGTAGATTTAACTAATACAGATACACAGACAGATAATGTAATTAAGTTCTATAGTCCATTAGCATCTTCATCTTATGCTGTATTTGATACTGGATACAAGTACACATATGATAGATTTAACAACAAGTTCCGTTGGATACCAACTAATGGAGACGTTGCTGGATTGATGGTAAGGACAAGTGTTAATGCTTATCCTTGGTTCTCACCTGCTGGACAGCAAAGAGGAATCTTGAATAATGCAATTAAACTTGCATACAACCCAGATAAAGCACAAAGAGATCAACTTTATCCACTAAGAATTAACTCTATAGTTAATCAACCTGGAACTGGTATTATGCTCTTTGGAGATAAGACTGGTTTAGGTTATGCATCTGCCTTTGATAGAATCAATGTTAGAAGACTATTCCTAACAATTGAGCAAGCACTACAAAATGCAGCAGAAGCACAACTCTTTGAACTTAATGATGAAATTACAAGAGCTAACTTTGTTAACATTGTTGAACCATATCTAAGAGATGTGGAAGCAAAGAGGGGTCTTTATGGATTCCTAGTCATTTGTGATGAAACAAATAACACTCCTGATATTATTGATAACAATGAATTTAGAGCAGACATCTTCTTGAAGCCTGCCAAGTCAATCAACTATGTCACACTAACCTTCGTTGCCACCAGAACTGGTGTTAGCTTTGAAGAAGTGGCTGGCAGAGTTTAATTTTAATATCTAAATACACACAAGGAGATTAATCACAAATGGGAATTCCAACAAGAACTTTATCGGACTTTAAAAGTAAACTGGTTGGGGGTGGTGCTCGCCCCAACCTCTTTGAAGTTGAAGTGGGCCTTTCACCAGTAGCTAGAATCAGGGATCTTCCTGACAATAATGGTTCAGAAGATTTTGATCAAGACACTTTTCGCTTTTTATGTAAAGCAGCATCTCTTCCAGCTTCCACTATAGCAAATATTGACATTCCTTTCAGAGGAAGAACTTTCAAAGTAGCTGGTGATAGAACCATTGAAGCATGGACTATTACTGTTATTAATGATGAAAGCTTCAATGCTTATAGGACATTCCAAAGATGGATGCAGAACATTGGTCAATATGGAGATGCATCAGGAGCAGTTCAACCATCTGATTATATGGGAAATGCAAAAGTTTTCCAATTAGGTAGAAAATTTGCTGGTAAAGAAAGTGACCAATCAGCTTCTAGTGCTGGAAAGGCTCCAGTACTTGCTGAATATAGATTTGAAGATATTTGGCCATCTACAGTATCTAATATAGATCTTTCTTATGATTCATCAGATACTATTGAAGAGTTTACTGTTGACTTCCAGGTACAATACTGGTATCCTGTAAAGAGTACTGAAACTTCTGACAGATATCAAAGGTAAGTACTAAGTTCTGACTAAATAGATTATAAAGGTTAACTTTTAATAATGGCACGGTTATTTGGATTTTCAATAGAGGATACGGAAAAGATACCACCTGGTGTGGTATCTCCCGTCCCTCAGAACAATGCTGATGGATCGGACCACTACTTAACTAGTGGTTTTTTTGGTTCGTATGTAGATATTGAAGGAATTTATAGGACTGAATTTGATTTAATTAAAAGATATAGGGAGATGGCACTTCACCCAGAGTGTGATAGTGCAATAGAAGATATTATACAAGAAGCAATAGTTTCAGATACTAATGATTCACCAGTAGAAATTGAGTTATCTAATCTCAATGCTAGTGATGGAATTAAGAAAAAAATTAGAGAAGAATTTAAAGCTGTCAAAGACCTTTTAGATTTTGACAAGAAAGCACATGAGATTTATAGAAACTGGTATATAGATGGTAGAATACATTATCATAAAGTAATTGATATGAAGAAGCCCGAAGAGGGTATAGTAGAATTAAGATATATTGATGCGATGAAAATTCGCTATGTGAGGCAGCAGAAGAAGCAAGATAAAGATGCCAGAATGGCTAATATTAATAATGACAATCCTATGGAATATGAGTTTCCTGAGATTGAAGAGTATTTTGTTTATAGTCCTAAGTC